GCGCTTTTAAATGTATTAGCCAAAGAAAAAAGCCTCCTGCTCTGATTCTGCTTTTATATCACTTTGATAGTTTGTATTTAATAAAAGAATTATTTGATCAAGCAAACTTATCATTTGATCAAATTGACTAGCACTATATTCTGGTGTTGCGTTAGGTAATCTAGTTATTGTTATTTTTGACATTATCTTCTTCCGTCTGGTCTAAGTTGTATCTTCGTTGAACCAAGTCTCCAAGGAGTGTCTCCTACTGTATTTGTTTCGTATTTAATTTTCACTGCTCTACCTCTCCCTCTTACATCAATTTTCTCTGTTGCGCTACTAATAGTTCCTGATGTAGACACCGTATTTGAGGATTGTGGATATTGTTCTAATGTTAATGTAGCTGTCATGTTGTTAGCCAAATTATCAAAATCAGGCACTAATTTACTAACTGACATCAACTCATCACCATCAGCAATCTCGACCGAACCTGTTTGTAAAAAAGCAGAAATAGCCGTGCCGTCTGCTTGATTATTACCAGTTTCTTGTTCATAAATAAAAGACGCGCCTGCTGTTAATCCTAATATAGTTGATACGTTTGCTGTTGTGCTGGCACTATATTCTGTAGCAATTGGTAATTCGTAGACATAAGCACCAAGCCATGTTGTTCTACCGAGACTAACCGTGTACCACGTATTTTCTAAATAATTATAAGCAACACCTCTATCTATTTGCGTTGCACTTGCAGAAGGATAGTACCAAATAATCTCGTTAAAAGCTGTATTAAGCCCCACCGCAATATCATTCTTGTTGGTATAACTTATATCATCAAAAACAAAATCTTGAACCGAACACGGCATTTTTTTAACAACACCATCGTACATATAAAATGCATCATCTGACATCCAATACGCTCTACCATTTACCTCTATCGCCGCATGTTGTGCTATTAATCCACAGTTTGCACCAAGTTGTCTAAGACCAAAAGTAAATGGTGTGCCAACAAATTGAACACCATGAAGTGATGTATCTGTCCAAACCAATATTTGACCTGATGATTTTACAGCACCCACTATTCTTGAACCATCAGATATTCTAAGTGAACCAGCTTCATTTGTTGCCACAGGTGTATAATCGGTAGCATCCTCTCTATCAGAAAAACGAAATAATAAATCATCTTGTGTTGCTGGTGTACCAATGGTTGTTTCCGTGCCAAATATAAGTAGGTGTCTAGTATCCGTAGATACTAAACTAAATCTAGACGCTGTTGGAGCGTTAGACAAAGCTGTTGCTCTTGCGTCTATTGAACCTGAAATGTCTTTTATAAAAGTTTTACCATTTAACGCCGTAGCAATTAAATCTTCACCAAAATTATCTAATGACCAGTTTCTCGCTGCTACTACAACACTAGACGAGGACCGCGGCTCGTCCCACGTTTCTGCACCCCACGTAGAAGTGCCCCATCCATAACCGTAGGTGGATGTCGCAGGACCTGTGCTAATTTGATAATTAGCGTTACCTGATCCACCTCCTCCTGACGTAGACCCAGAGGCTGTGTCTGTATGTGTAACTTTATATGTGTTAGAGTCAACATACGTGGTAATTTCAAATTCATTGTTCATATCCAAACCATCAATGGTAGAAAAAGAATCAAAGGTTACAAAGTCGCCCTCAGATGCTCCGTGAGAAGCATCAGTAACAGTTACCGTGGTTGTACCATTTGTTGTGAAAGGATTTGTAAGAGATGCTGTTTCTCTAATTGGTGTAATGTCGTACAAAGCACCTTCAGAGAAAAGATAAAGTTTTCTGTCTGTTCCTAAAGCAAGATACCTGGTTCCATCTAGGCCAATCCAGCTATGTGTATCACGGACCACACCCACAATTGTTTTGTTTGGATTCGGTAGATAAGCCCACCCGCCCCACCTTTCAGGTTTTCCGTAGTGAAAACGCACAAAATCTGAATCTATGTAACGTCTTTGATCACCTGCTGAGTAAGCGGTATCTTGTTTATCTATGCCTGGTTGGAACTTTAAATCTACTAATTTCATGAAGGGTTATTTTAAACAAATTTGGTAAAATTTAAAGAGTAAACAACTTACTTTAAAACTATATTTAAGCTTATTCGCCAGTAATCTAAATTATTCTCACTTACATAACCGCCATTATGTAGGATATTTGATTTAAAAACAACAAATCTTCCAGGTTTATATTCTATCTCCTCACCCTCGATATTTATTTGACCTCCATACTCTGCCTTCCAAACAGGGGTAAGAAAACCTAAAATTGTCCAATAGTGATTGCCCTCCATATCTTGATGAAAAAGTGTCTGACTCTTGTCATTTTTTGCACCTAAATGAATTCTAAATATATCGTTAGGTAAATCAAAATTATACTCATTTTTAAATTTATGTTTTATTAAAGCTGTTAAACAATGAAAATATCCTGAGAAATATGTGTGGTTTGATTGACCTTCTTGCTCAACTATAAAACCTGGAAATCTATTTATTGAAGATTCAAAATCGCTTTCTAAATCCGAAACTCTATTTAAACTCCAATTCGATGCATTTATTAAATTATTATATACTTTAAATATTTCTGCCTTATTTAAAACGTTATCTAATATGTAGTATTTTTTCATGTGCTTTTGAACTGTGTTCCTACGTTACCTCTAAAGGTATAATTACCAAAATGTGTCATGCCACTTGCAATGTCAGCATATATTTTACCACCTATTTTCTGCCATAAACGACAAAATGCGTAATCTTCAGATAAGTATCTTTTGCTATCTGGATCTATCATGGTGTCAAAAAAAGCATAATTCCAATCAGATGTATCGTGGTATCCAAATGTTTTATCGTGCGGATCACCTAAATGCTGATCTGATTTAAACCGTAAGTTTGGATAGGCTAAAGCCATTTTTTTAAATACAGATCTCTTAATTAACATAAATCCTGTAGCACCATCTAACACTTCGATAAAACCATTGTTAACTTCAACTTTGTTTCTATTCTTAACATTTAAATTGTATCGTAGCGAAGAAGCAAGAAGTTCATTCTCAGAAATGTTTGGATTCTCCTTTGTTTTCTTTTTTACTTTTGTCCAATCAATTGTTTTTTGAGGGTAGACACCTGTAACTACGTCTTTATCAAAATCTAACATACGAAATACAGCCTCTGGATTAAAAGAAAGATCAGCGTCAATAAACAAAAGATGCGTATATTGTGGTTCATCCATGAATAATTGCACTAAAGTATTACGTGCTCTCGTCACTAAAGATTCATTACCTACAGTTCCAAATTGTAATTCTATTTTTTTACTAGCTGCTAACGCTGTTAGTTGTAAAACGCTTTTAAAATAATCAGCCGTAATCATGCCACCATAACACGGTGTGCCTATAAATATTTTACTCATTTATTTCTAACTTTAAAAATTTATCAACAATATATTGTGGATTTATAACACAAGAATATGGATACTCTGATAACAGATTAACATTGTTTTCATAACCAAACATCTCAGGATTTGATGTACCCCATAAAACTACGCCTTTTTTATTAAATCTTCTATTTGAACACATATGCTGTAAAGAACTGTCAATACAAATAAAAGATAAACAATATTTTGCTAAAATCATAAAATCATGTTTATCTATAAACTTAGGTATACCTCCAAAATTATTAAAAGCCATAGTATTAAGTAAAGGCTCCTGTTCATTGTCGTGTCCAAAAACTATAATGTTTACGTCAGGTAAAGCTTCTCTTAATAAATTTACAACTTGTTGTCCTTCTTTGTAATTTCTACCAATATTATCCTCATCATAATTTTCTAGTTTAATACCTTGTCCACCTGTAAACTGAACTAAAATAAACTTTCCTAATTTTAAAATATCATCTTCTAAGAATTTTTCTCTTTTCTTACTTATTTGAAAATTTGGAGTCATATTACCTGTTTCTATACCGTACATATTTGCCCAATGTTTAATTATGTGACCTTCGCCTTTTAAAAAATTTGACTTATATGGTTCATTAAAAAATATGTTGTTATAATTACCATAAACGGTGTTGGTAAAATCATGTAAAACAAGTGAAGATATTGGTTCTGACGTAGCTATTCTATTATCATGCTTAAAAAGATCTGGATAACTAGATTGCAAACATAATTTTGGTTCATTATATTTTTTTAATAAATCATCAAATAATGCAGTGAATTGAAGATGTTTACCTACACCTCCCTCAACTATATGTAAATTAGGTTTAAATACCATATGTATTAAAGTTAAATGCTAATGAAATTCTTTCTTTATCTGACTCTAAAACACGATGAAATGTATTAGAATCAAATAACAATAAATCATTTTTTTCAGGAACTATGTCTTTACGCGTGTCTTCAGGAAACAAACTAAATTCTATTTTAGAATTTTGATCTGTTAAATATAAAACACCAGATCCAAAAGAAGACCCGTGGGTGTGAAATTCTTGATAACCGTTTTCTCCAAGTATATTAATCCATGATTGTGTTATCATAAAAGGAATTGATTTTTTAAAATTATTTTTAAGTAATTTTTCTATGTGTTCCTCTATATTTTTTCTAACATAACTAAATTCATCTACCTCATGTAAAATATTTTTACTAATATTGTTTGAAGTTTTTATATTACAATTCCAAGTTCTTTCTTTAAAATTTTGTTTGTTATTTTGTAAATATGTATCTACAGTTTGTAATAGATGTGCATTTATTTTTGTTTTAAATACACTTATTTTTTTAAGAATTATTTCTTGCATGACTTACCGTTAAATATTCAATTTTTTTTACCCATCCTTTAGGTATAGCGATGGCACCACCCCCTGACACTTCATCTTTATCTTTGCTGTAAGATCGCATAATAATTATTTTTTCTGGACCATCGTGAACCATCCACCCTACTTCTTGACACACGGCTAACGGAGCATCCATCACTTCTTTTATATCAAGCCAACCTGTCTCTGTATCACGAGCGTCTAACCACGTCACACGGACCATTGGTATTTTATTAATATCCATTTATTTAATAACTCTCTCTTTCTTTAGCATAGGATACTTGAAAATTTATAGCTACTGTAATTCTATCATTGTCTGTAGTATTTGAACTAACAGAATGAGTGATTGAACCATCAAAAAACAAAACAGTGCCATCTTTAGCATCTACTTGTACAGTATTATTGAAATTAGTGTGTGCCTCATCTTTTTTAGTTAACACTGTATAATCATTAGAATTAAAAAAGAATTTACCATTTGATTTTTCAACATCTACAAAAAAGACCACTGATAATTGATAGCCGTGTTTGTGTGGTTGAGCATACTGATTTTTTTTATACCAATTAATCCAACAACTATTGACTACTAATTTAGGAATATCATAACCTTCTTCTTCAATAAAGTTTTCCAAATGTAATGCTATTTCTTTGCATAGATCATCTAAAATCTGATACCTTTGATGAGAGTTCCACGCTGTTCTTTTAGCCATAACGTTACAAGCCTCTTCTGGCGAGGTGTCGTGTTTATGAATATTTTTATTTTCTTCAACTAAAATAATTTGTTTAATTTGTTTTTTCCACTCTTCAAAATTAGGCATTGTAAAATGAAAAACTTCCTGTGTAAAAATAGGTATTCTATTTATATTAAAAGGCGCCATCTTTTTTTGCTACCTCTCTATAAAAAATATTAAGTGTAAATCTATTAGAGCTGTCCCCGAAAGATTGTAGATCTGAGTGTGGTATTTTCATACCATTAAAAAACAAAGCTCTGTTTTCTACAAAACCAATGTGTGAAGATAGTTGATTATTATGCATAAAACCTGTGCCATTATTTAAAAGAGGTTCACCTTTTACAAACAAAAGAAAGTTTGCAACATT